CCTGAGAGTGCGTTTGTACCAATGGCACCAACTGTGTTGGATGCTTCATTGATCATACCACGCTCTTCTCTAAGTTGTGACTCTGTATTTTCTAACAAAACAGCGGTAACAGCTTTTCTATAATTGTCTTTGATGGTGCCAGCACCTTCATGACTTAGAACAGGTGACCACTTTTCTGTTAGAGCTTTTGAGTTAAACATTTGCTCTTATTAAGAAAAAATAGGTTTATATTATTATGCATTCCAGCGATTCATCGCATCAAGATACTGTGCCATTGCTGGACTTACGTCTGGATCTGATGCTCCTTCAACTGGAGTTTCGTCTGCAACTTCACTTTGTGTTACAGTTTTTTCTGTGAAGTAAGACTCTTTGATAGTTTTCACTTTCTTAGAGAACTCCTCCTCAGTTGTAAACTCAACACCCTCAGCGAGAGCAGCGAGTTTGTCCTTCTGAGTATCTGCCAATCCATCGGAAACTTCGTTCACGATATTTTTTCTTGCAGTCTCATTTAGACGGGATTGTAATTTCACATTAGCTTTGACCTGTTCGTCAAGCTTAGCTTCCATCTCACGAATTGAGTCAGCCATACCTTCTACCACATCCACTTTCTCGTCTGGGATAGAAATATAGTGCTCCTCAAAGAGACCTTTAAGACCTGCAATGAAGTCTTCTGTGATCTCATTTCTTATTCCACGGTCAACAGCAACTTGATTTTGCTCCATCCATTGACCTATGGCGTAGTTAACTGTGCCATCTACTTCCTCGGAAAGCTCTGCCTTAGCAGCATCTACTTGCTTTTCAAGTTCGGTAGCAAAGTGTTCTACAAGCTTGTCGTACTCTTCATTGAGTTTTGCTTTGATTGCAGCTTCAAAGATAGTCTTTGCTTTCTCAGCAAACTCTTTTGAGAGTTCTGTTCCCTCTAATAGGGCATTTACATCATCGGAAACATCAAGGTCTTCGTATGTTGGTTTGATTGGATAACCTACATTTGCACCTGTACTAGTTCCGTATGCAGCATCTGCACCAACTGTAGGTTGCTTACCTTGATCACCAGCATCACTAATATTAGATGTCTGAGCAGATCCATCGCCTTGTGCTGATTTATCTCCTACTGGAGCAGCTGCCTTAGCACCTGGATTCTCTTCACCGTCATCATCGTGCTCATTTGGTGTAGTGGATGTACCACCTAAATCTGCAGGAGCAGACTGACCATATGATTTACCAGCATCAACTGTAGGCATAGGATCTTTTCCTGTACCACTTGATGTTTGTGCATCGGAGACTTGAGATGGTTCGCTACCTGTGCCTGGTATGACGTTTGCGGAAACAGTCGGCATTGGGTCGCCTTCCACGATAGTCACTTTTTGCTCGGTTGCAAACTCTTCAAATTTCTCGTTAAGTTTATCTGACATTAGAGTTTACCTTTATAATTTTCCGTATAGTGATATGAATTATTTATAGAATCAAAGATTTGAGAGGAAATGCTCAAAAACTTGGAGCGTTTTTGCCTCTACATCACGGCGACTTGCGTCACTCATAATCCTTTTATATTTAGCGACTTCTCTTTCTTTTAGAAGTCCGTTGTCCCATACCCATTCTTTACCTTCCATGATTCCGTTAACGAAAGCATCAGGTGCAGATGGATCTGCAACAATGTCTGCGGCTGTTGTTAACATGAAGTCATCACAAACTACGTTGCAATCTTCACGCTTATCAATGCTTCCCATGCCACGAGAGGAAACACCTAGTTGAACACCTTCTCCTAGAAGAGACTTGGCAATGTTACCCATTGGTGTATCAAGGACTTGTGCCTTGCCAATGAAGTTATTACCTTCTGCACGGAGACTTGTAATCCTATGAGACACTCTATCAAGATTGATAGTAGGTCCGTCTGGATGACCAAGTTCACCAAGAGCACGTTTTGATTTTACATACTCCTCATTGTATCTCTTAACCTCACGGTCAAGAACTCCAAAAGGGTACATACGACCATTACGGTTCTTTAGTTCTGATTGTAAGAAAACACCTTCAATGTAGAGAAGTTTTTTTCCATTCTTCTCTTCAGTAATTAACTTGACGTTTTCAATCTGCTCCGTTATCAGTTTCATTGCTTGGAATCTCTGTCTTGGTTGGTTCATCAAAGAATGTATTAGCAACCACTTGTTTGTAATCTGCCATTGCTTGTGAAGCTTTGCCAAATAACATATCGTGAATTGCGTCAATCGCACTTGCTCGTTGGTTATCATCAATTTTATTGACAATATCAACTGCACCAAGTTGTTCTTTGTTATTTTCAGTTTTGTCTGTCATGATACAATATAACTATTCTATTTATTATTATTAGTTGGTTTAGATGCGGAAACTGGTGGTTTAGGTGCACGTTTCTCCTTATCTAGTTCTCTCTCTACAGCATCATCTGCTTGTTGTGCTTGAATCTCAGGTTGGAAAGCAGTGTTTTGACGATCCATAGTGTCAAATGTATTGACATCTTGAGGATCCATAACAAGACCTTGATCAATTTCTTGATTCATTTGCTTGTCCATCTCTCTAAAGTCTTTGTCTTTCTGACCTAAGATGTGACGACGAACATGCTCTATAGAGAAATACTTTCCTACAAATGGATCCATCTGTGTTACTGTCATCATTCTCTGATTCATCATCTCAATATTTTTTAATTCATTGAAGTGATTATCAAACAAGAAGTCATATTGTATATGCTCCTTCATATCGTCCCAGTCTTCTGGAGCAATAATTCCTTTGAGAATTAATTGAGTCTTAAGCATGTCTTGGAACATCTCACTAAATCTCTTGCGGAGACGACCAATGAACTTAGTAAACTTAAGTTCGTCACGGAGAACCTCTGTTGTCTTACCAAGATTAAATCCTTTGTTGTCATCTGTAAGACGAGATGGAGGTAAGTTCAAACTGTTAAATAATTTCTTTTTAAAATACTCAACATCTTTGAGTTCACCTAGGTTCTGACCACCTGGCAATGTAGTAATTTCAGTTCCTCTACCACCTTCTCTACGTGGTAACCAGAAGTCTTCAAGCATACTCATATGCTTTTTGTCATCTCTCATTTCTCCTGTGTTAGCATCATATACTAACTTGTTTCTATAACGAGACATAACATCACGGAGATACTGCTCCGCTTTTACCTTAGGTAAATTACCTACGTCAATGTAGAATATTCTACGCTCTGGTGCACGAGAAAGTCTGTATATAACTAGAGAGTCTTCGATCATTCTAAGTTGATTCAAAGACTTGATTGCCTTGTGTAGGAAACCAAGAGTCATTCTCTTGTTTAAATCTTGTAGTCCAGAAGGGCAGAATGTAATAGAATCTATTGCCATCTTGACACCTTGTGACAATGACATATCACCAACAGGTCCTAAAACACCACCTTTATAAAAACCTTTCGGATTATAGAGGTAGTAATCTACAAATGTTCCGTACTCGTACTCTAGTGCTGTACCTTTTATTGCTTGTCTTTGTAAAGAATCTAAGTTCTTTTTCTGGTCAAGTTTCTGACGAACCTTCTTGATCTTCATAGGATCAATATAACGAAGTTCCGTAATACCTTTCTTAGGATTCTCTAGGTCTATAACTTTATGATAATATAATCTTCCGTCAATATACCAAGATCTGACAATCTCATGTGCTCGATTGTCAAAGTTTAAAAGTCTTTTGATGTACTCAAACTCATCTCTTATTTTTTTCTTGATACCCATTCCAGCATCAAGATTATCTAAATTTACTTCAACGGGAGTGTCATGAGCATCACTCACAACAAACTCGTTTACTACCTCGTCTACTGCACTGTCCACCTCTGGGTGTAGTGCCATATCACGATAACGACGGATCATCTCATACTCATTACGAGCTTGATTGTCCGTGTCCACATACGTTCCATAGTAGCCTCCTGCTGCTACAGCAATCGACTCCTCAGCATTAGGAGGGACAGGGGACTGACCCTTCTTTCCCTCCTTACGTTGTATTTGGAATCCAAATAATTGACTCATTTACCTAGTCATAATAGTTCTCTTACTTATATTTAGCAGAGTTAATTATATGACTTTTCCAGTTGCTACTTCAGATCTATTAGATGCTGGATTCTGTGATCCACCTTTTGACTTCTCTGCAGTGAAGTATGAGTACTGCCATTCAACAGTAAACTCTTCAATCTGATCGTTGCTATCATATGCAAGATCAATCTGAGAAACGTTAGTTGGGAAGCAATGATGTAACTGATATGTTCTTATTGCAGAACCACTAGCAGTGTCATCTTTTTCTAGTTGTGTGACAAAAAGATTTGCCATATAACCATCACCACTAGCATCTGGAAGAAATCTCTCAGCAGAGTTACCAGCGTGAGTATTGATTTCATTTGCCCACTGCTCAAATAGAGCACGGATCTTGAAGTTTTTATCGTTAAAGAAAGTAGCAGTCCATGTATCGAAGGTGCGATCACCAGCGATTTTAACTGTTCTACCTCTGAAAGGAACTTCGATTACACCCAAGTTAGATCCTGGTAATGCTGCGGACTTACAAAGAATAGAAGTTAATTCTTTTCCTGCGTTACCACCAGCACCTTCAGATGCTAGTTCTCCTCCTGCGAGATCATTGATTGTTGCATCATTGAAACCAGTAGGAAATTGTATGTCCACATTGAACATATTAGGCTTAACGCCTTGACCGATAACTTGGAGGAACGAAGATACGTTGTTAGTTGCCATTTGTTTTTACCTTTTGTTTAATTATCTACCAACGACTTCGGTGAAGTTAACACCTGTCTTCGTTGCTGTAACAGTCACAGTTACATAGTTGATAGAACGAGTTGGTTTCACAAATATTTCTGCGACAAACTCATTTCTATCTATAACCTCTGGAGTATTGTTTGTCTCATCACAAACAACTAGGTAGTCTGTAACTCCTCTACGTGCTTGAACTTCACTTAGATATCCACTAAGTGCAGCGTTGAAACTTGCACGAGTGATTGTATCATTTTGCTCAAACAATACACCTTCCGCAAGAACTCTTGCTCTCTTCTCTATGTTAAGGAAGAGACGTCTTACGTTGATGCGGTCAAATGCAGATGGAGAAGCGAGTGCAGTCTTATCACCAAATAGGATAGGACCTGAACCAGGAAATGCTACAACAGGGTTAATTGCTGCAGTATAAAGATCGTCTCTTGCTGCTTTGTTAGGATTGAATGCAAGTTTAACTACATTCTGTAGTCCACCTCTAGATGTTCCTGCTGGAGAAATCCAGTCGTCACCAATAATAGAAGTAGAAACACATAAACCAGCAATGTCACCATTAGTACCGATGTAACAATACTTGTCGTTAAATCTATCGTATGTGTATTTGATTCCGCTATCCTTAACAACATAAGAACTAGAACCAATACTAGAGAAGAAGTCAATAGTATTATCTAATTGTTGTGCAGGAGTTAGTGCAACGTTACCAGAACTAGCAATTTGATTACCGTTCCATGGTGAAATGAATGCAATGCAGTCTTTTCTTGTGTTTGCAACAGCAGCAACAGCACCCGCTTTAACAAGTGTGTCTGCCTCAGAACCCATTGATCCACCCATGATAACAAAATCAAGTGATGTTTCTTCTGTGTCTTGGAATAGTGTATATGCTGCAGAAATTTCTCCTGTAGTATATGCGTAATCATCAGTACCACCTGATAGTCCACCACCAGCAGTCTTAAGAATTCTTGCAATCTTAATAGGAGCAGCAGCAGTAGCACCATAAGATGCAACAGCAGCACCAGGATCTTCTCCTAGTGTAGTGAACTCAGCAGATGTTAATGCACTAGCGTAAATGAAATTAGAATACTCATTTACATAGTTCTTCCAATAAATTGAAGCACCTTCTGGTGATTTAGCGTCTGATATCTTAGAGAGATATGTCATTCTCTCAACA